CTAATGAAACACTATCCATTGGTTGGTGTGATAACGGTTTGGTTGACGGCAAGTTTGCCGAAGGCATTATGTATACCACTATCACCGCACCCACTCGTAAGTTAGCGGTTAACAATGCTATCCGTGTGCAAGGTAATCAGATTGGCAGACAACGCCAAGCATTACTAGACATGTGGTATGACCAAGTTAAAACTGATTGGTTATTATGGGTTGACTCTGACATCGTACTTACTGTTGATATTCTTGAGATGCTATGGAAACTAGCAGATAAGAATACTAAGCCAGTGGTATGTGGTACTTACTTTATCTCTAAACAGATGGAGTCATCATTGATGCAACCTATGCCTGCTTTGTTTAATGAAACAGGTGATGAGTTTAGTATCCGTTATGTTCACCCACTACCAGCCAGTGAAGTTATTAAGGTTGACTGTGCTGGCTTAGGCTTAACGCTTATGCATCGCAGTGTTGTACCTAAGTTGCGTGCTATCTCACCTAATTATTCAGTGTTTGCTGAACAGGAAAACATGGGTGATAAGTATGTTGGTGAGGACATAGTGTTTTTTCGTAATCTTAAGAAGGCTGGTGTTGATGTATATGCACACACAGGTGCAAGAGTTAAACACATGAAGCGATTTGCCTATGACGATAACTACTATGCGTTGTATTGGCAAGCAGCAAAAGCAGCGGAGGCACAAAGTGGCAACACAACAAGCGAGTAACAAGCGTAGAGGTGCAGCATTTGAGATTGAACTGGCTGATTGGTTTATGCAGCAGGGTTTAAACGCTCAACGCTTACCTCGTGCTGGTCGCAATGACATCGGTGATGTATTCCTACCAGCAACCAATGACATCTATGTGATTGAAGCCAAGGCACCAAGGCGAGATGGCAAGATAGACCTATCAGGTTGGTTGCGTGAGGCACATCTTGAAGCAGATAACTACCGTAAGTCTAAGAACATGAAGGTAACACCAACCCCATTGGTAATTATTAAGGCATCTAACAAAGGAATTGAGGATGCCTATGTTGTTCAAAGACTGGGTGATGTCCTTGCAAAACTCTAAACATGACATCGTTAAAGTTCTTGAACATTATGGATTTGAAATACCACATGGTAGGCGTGGGTGGTTCACACTGCGTTGCGCTTTCCATGGTGATAGAGTTAAGTCAGCCCGTTTAAACATAGACAACGGTGGGTTTCGTTGCTTTGGTTGTGAGATGGCTGGTGATGTTTATTCATTGATTATGAAACGAGAAGGAGTTGGGTTTAATGAGGCTAAGCAAATCGCAGAAGGAATTACTGGCGAGAGCAACGGAGAACTACGAAAGAAACCTAATAGAGATACTTCCGTATCTGACGAGCAGAGGTATCACAGAACAGACCGCTCGTACATTTCGCCTCGGCTTCGTAAGAGAGCCTGAGATTGGACACGAACCTTACGCTGGTAAGTTAGCAATCCCATACCTCACACCAACAGGAGTGATTGACATAAGGTTCCGCAGTTTAAACGCTGAGTCGGGTCCGAAATATATGAGCAGACCAGGGGCTACAACCCACATCTTTAACATCAATGCATTGGGCGATGACACAGATGTGCTTGCTATATGTGAAGGTGAACTTGATACCGTTGTTGCTACACAAGCAGGCTTTAGTGCAGTTGGTTTGCCTGGGGCTAACAACTGGAAATCTTTTTATGCTCGTGTGCTTGCTGACTGGGCAAAGGTTATCTTGTTATGCGATGGTGACAATGCTGGTCGTGAAATGGCTAAGCATTTAAGTAGAGAACTAGACAATGTATTCCCCGTGTTCATGCCTGAGGGTCAGGATGTTAACGATGTCTACCTAATGGAAGGCGCAGAAGGATTGCGTAAGAGGGCAGGCATTTAAACATGATGGTAAAGAACTCGTCTTTTGATTTAGACTTTGGCTTTGGTCGCAAGGGCGAGCAATTAGTTGAGGCTTTACTAACAGAAGGTAAGACAGTTGAGGTCAAGCGTGACCGCAAATGGTGGAGTACGAACAACATTTACATAGAAGTTGAGTGTTGGTTTAACAAAAGTAAATCATGGGAGCCATCGGGTTTGATGGTTACGACTGCGGAATACTGGGCATTTGTATTGGAGCGTGGTGTGATTATGGTACCCACTGACCATGTGCATCATGCAATTAAAGAGTTTGGCAGGGAAATAACCTGCGAGATACCACCTAACTGGAGCAAGGGTTATCTAATTACGGTAGAAGATTTAATGGCAGCGATGAGGATACTTAAAAATGGATAACGATAAAGAATTATTATGGGAAACCGTGTACAAAGTAGCACGCCTTAGTGCCACACGATGCGTGCGTATCCATCGCCACCTTGTAACAGCAGATGATGTGTTCCAACACCTTAGTCTTTGGGCAGTAGAACATTGGCACAAGATTGAGGAGTGGGAAGGTCAAGACTCATTAGTGTTTAAACTTAAGCGCACCTTTAACAATGAGTCACAAAAGTTTGCCAGTAAAGAGCGTGCATACAAGAGTAAATCTGTACCCTCTGATGCTTTCTATTACACACATGAGATACTTCAAGAGTTGCTTAAAGATGTATGGCACTACGAACAGTGGGTGCAATCGGCAACACCTAGTGATGGTGAGTTCATTAGTAAATCAAGTAAGCCAAGTGAAGGCATGAACCGTGAAGCAATGTTGTCAGATGTTAGCGGCGCACTGCATCGTTTAAACGAACAAGATAAACTTCTTCTGCGGCGCAGGTTTGATGGTGGTGGCATGGACTTTGATGCACTCGCTATTGAATACTCAGTCAGTGATGAAGCACTACGCAAGCGTGTTAGTCGTGCACTTACCAAGTTGCAAGACAGGCTGGGCGGAGAACAACCTCAATGGAACAATCGTAGATATAGGAAACCCGATAATGATTAGACCTAAGTACCAACGCATGAAACCATGGAACTTAATAGGACTCCCGTTGTATTATATTGGTATCTGTTTAAACGATATTGGATACTACATCTATGTAGCAGGTGATAAAATAATTTGGTATAAGCGCAAGCAGATTGGATACACAAAGAAATGAGTGAGAATAAAATAGATATTAAATGTTTTCATTGTGGTAAAGAGTTTGAATTAGAGGAATCATTAGTAAGAACACCCTACTATTGCTGGAGTTGCCGATGATTATTGGTTTGAGTGGATATGCACAGTCAGGTAAAGATACAGTTGCTGAACTGTTGTGTTTAAACTATGGGTTCAAGCGTATATCTTTTGCATTACCTATGCGTGATGCAATCTATACACTCAATCCAATAGTTGAAGGTGGCAATCGTGTTGCTGATTTAGTAGATGAGTACGGGTGGGATATAGCCAAGGCGGTTCCTGAGGTACGCAGATTACTTCAAGTGTTTGGCACTGAGGTAGGTCGTAAATTATTTGGTGAAACCTTTTGGATTGACCAAGCGTTTAAACGAGCAGAAGAATACCAACGAGTAGTGTTCTCCGATGTGCGCTTTCCTAATGAAGCGAAGGCTATTCAACAAAGAAGCGGTGATGTGTGGCGTATCAATAGACACAATCACACCGCAGTTAATGCACATACATCAGAGCATGCAATGGATAACTTTATGTTTAAACATGTTATCTATAATGATGGAACGCTTGATGATTTATCTAATGAAGTGTTTATGCTTGCTAAACAATTAAGTTTGTAAAATACAGAAGCCCTCTCGCAAAGACTGGAATCCGCAAGAGGGCTTTTGTATGCTCACCTATCCTATACTTCCCCTTTATAGGGCAGGTGAGCGGTATTACTGTATCACATTGCTATCCCTCGTGGGTCAGACACCTGTATATTCAATAGTCTGCGTGCTTGTGCCCTACGAAATGGCGTACTGCCACCCCATACTCCACTCTTTTCATGGACTAGCCCCCACTCTAAGCACATCTCCATGACTGGACACTCCACACACATGCGAGCGAACAACCTTTCCTCCTCAATAGTAAAGATGTCTTTGTCGGGGTAAAACAATTCAACATCTAACCCCTTACATGCAGCCTTCTCGGTTAGTTCGGGATTCCATCGCAGTTTAAACGCATCAAATCCTTTACCTCTGTAGCGAGCCTCTCGCTTTTCCATAATTTTGTGGTGTTTAATCTCCATTAGTACCAACCCTTTGCTAAGTGATGAGCGTATGCTCGGCATATACCTTTCTTTCCATAACGGTGGTCAAGATATTTAAGTCCAGCCAAGACTTGTTTGTACCCATCTTTAGTTGGTTTAACCTTGATGTTTACCCATGTGGTATCAAGTAGTTGTGCTATTCCCATGGCACTAGACTCTTTGCTTTTAGATTCAGGTCGCCAGTTTGATTCCTTCATCCACAATTCATAGAGGCATGGGTACTGTTCAAGATTATCACGCTTGATTAGTTCATCAACGGCGAAGCGTTGGTAATCGTTCTGATAATAAGCAACGAGTAACCCTTTGTTTGGGTGCACAACCTCAGTGATTTGTGCGATTGGTTTAAATGCTATGACCAATCCAATGATGATGGTTGTTACTATCCATAATCTTGCATGCGGGTGGATGCGTTTAAACATAATCTGCCTCCAGTTTTGCACGGTCACCACATACTCGTTTAATAAATCCAAGTATATCTTTAGGTATATCTGTGTCGTTGCCATGTTTATCTGTTAAACCCAACACAATCATGTTGCCCACAATCTTGGGTGCATTGCCGAACATGAAAGATAGAGCGCTTGCTATTGAGTTGGGTGCTAGTTGTTTAAGTAACCCCTCCTCATTTACATAGCCTTGGCATACACCTTCACCAAAGAAATCGTACATACTGATGGGTTCAATCAACCCATCAACGGCAGCCTGCATGTCGGAGAGTTGTTTAAACTCCTTCTCCTCGTATGTTCCATCTGTGTATAACACTGCACCTTTAGCCATTAGTTATTCCAGCCTTCCCGTAGTACACCGTTCTCGTACTCTCTGCCTACCTTATAGAGCGCACCGATTTTATTTATTTCCTCACTGATTTTATTAAGAAATGATTTGCGCTTATCACTATCTAAGTGCGACACCATTTCCTCTGTGATTTCGCAGCGCCAAATAGATTGACTCATTAGTTTCCCTCTCTTAGATTAGCAAGTGTTTGTTCAAGCAGGGCTATGCGTTCAGCCTTGTTTAAACGAGGTGTGATTCCATACTTTAACTTGGCTGCTTTTAATACCGCCTCGTATTCATCGGTGTGATTAGCAATAAGTAATTGAGTTGCCTCATACTTTGCCTTGGCATACATGTTAGTTGCTGGACTGGCACTCATTAAAGCACCAGCCCTTTCATCATGTTGTTAAGGTCAGCCAGTGCAAGGTCGTCTGCGTTGTACTTGCAGCCGTCAATGGTTGCCTTGTTCTCAAGCCCTGTAACCTTAACCCAATCACGATAAGGCTTGGCTCCCTTGTAGTCCTTCATAAATAAGCAGGCGCTTAGGTATAAGGCATAGTCGTTGTTAATCCACAACGCAATGTTCCAAGTGTTGCGATTTTTCCAGCCGTTGTATGTGGTTTCTTTACTCACGACCAACACCTTCTTTCATACATTTTGCACACACTTGGTAGGCATCTACATCACCCTCGTTGCCATGATAATCAGGTCTAAGGTATTCAGTAGTTGCTTTCTTATTGCACCATGCACACAAGCCGATGCGTGTACCCCATACTGGGGTGGGTTTAGAAGTTGTTAAGGTCATGTGTTTCCACCTGCTTGTTTAGTTGGCGTACTCGTTGGCGTAGATAAGCGTTCTGTCCATTGAGTGTGATGTTTTGTTTGATTGCTAATCCCATTACGGTTAGCGCACCCAATAGGGCGATGATTGTGGCGATTATGTCACCAGTTCCTAGATACATACCAGTCCTTTGTTTGGTGTAGCGAAGTTGCTACATGTCCGAGTATTCAGGAGGCACCAAGTAATGTCAAGGATATTTGAAAAGATTTTTAAATTATTTTTTTGTTTAAACAGTTTTACTAATCGGTGGTTAGTAAAACTTATCCTATCATGGCTGTCAAGTGTGTGTTTAAACATGGTAGTGTGCCAGACCCACCATCTCCGCCACCACCACCTTTGTTTAAACAGTTGAAGATGCCAGACTGATGGCAAATAAAAAACCCCGCCGAGGCGGGGCTATTTATTCTTCTACTATTTAGAAGGCGTGTGTGTCATAGTAACTAGATGTTTGTGAGTGCTCACTGTAATCATCGTACTTATCGTAGTAATCTGCACGCCAGTTGTTGTGCCACACTTGTTTAAACGGCTTGAAGTTTTGGTGCTCAACAATCTTGCCATTAGTAACCTTGAAGTATTCACCTTCATCTGCATCGTGAACCCAGTCAATGGTTGAGTCGAGCATAATCGCTGCGTTCTCAATAGTTTCCTTGGTTGAACCATAAACCAGTGAACCTGATTTAGTTTGTGCAATCCATAGCGGTGATGAATTGATGCGTGCTAAGTGCAGTGTGTTGCCCTTGCCTTGCTCAATCCAAGCCAGTGCTGCGGTGCCTTGTACACGAGAGAGTGCCTCGGCAATAGGCGCATTAGTAAATGCAATCAATGCAGCGACTGCCTCACTGTCAACCTGACCAATGCGAGGAACCTTTAACTGTTTAAACAACGCAACATCGTTGCTGATGTGTCCGTTGTGAGTGAGTACGATTTTGCCACGAGAGATTGGGTGGTTGTTATCGTTTATTTTTGGGTCACCTTGTGTAGCCCAGCGAGTGTGCAAGATTGCAGTTGTAGCGCCAGCGCATGCACGCTTGCCCACCTCATGGTTGATGAAGCGAGTCGCATCTATTGCAGCCTTGGTGATAACTCGTTTGCCTGTGATTGGGTTAATCCATGCAGCACCAGTGGCATCTTGCCCTCGGTGCTCAATATCCAGCAGCATCTGTGCTGCTAGGTCTGTCTGATTCTGATTGTGCTTTGGATTTAGGCAGAAGCCTGCGATTCCACACATAATTTATTTCTCCAGTCTGTAGTAGTTAATAGTGAATTGTACCACACCTACTTGGTGAGGTAATACCAAGCCCATGTGCCAATGATTAGCATGACCAGCAATAAAGCCCGACCATCAAAGATTGACCAGTAATTGATGCTGCTCATGTTTAAACACTCTCCTTTAAAATGTAAATGGGTTGCTTTGGAATTTGTTTTTCAACCCAACCATTTTCTTTTGTCCAGTAATATCTGAATTCAATATCGGCTGCCTTTAATTCAGTCCATATCAATTTCATTTCCAGTCCTTTCGTTTAAACGGTACCACTTTGGTACCTTAGGTAACTTTTGGTTACCAGTGCCTGCTGAGGGTAACGCTCCCTCACTTGCCCACTTGGGGCAGGCTGCCTGCTTAGCCTTGGATTGAGGCTGCTCGGTCTTTGAGATATTGACCTGTCTTTGGGTCAAGATTACCTGCAAGCATCAAGATGTTTAGCAGTGACTCGCATTTGTTTAAACGGTCATTGATTCCAAGGTCATCAAGTGTGATGAGATTGGTGGCTGAATAATCTTTGAAGGCATCAATAAACTTTGCCCATGCCACCGCTTTGGTGCCGTTAAGTGTGCCTTGGTGCACTCGGATTTCAAGCGTGCCGTAGCGTGAGAAGGATTGCAGATTGAAAGACTGGTAGCGGTCACCGTTTGAGTCGGAGATTTCACCGTTGCGGATTCTTTCAACATTGCGGTCTATGGCTTGCAAAGTTGGCACCTTGCAATATGAGTTGTTTAAACGGCTTGGAGCAACCAGTGCGCCGATTGCCTCATGCACAAGATTCCAGTTCAAGTACCACTGGGCGATGTGATTTAGGTTTAAGTGTGCAGCGCCGATGTGAACATGGAAGCCAGTGCTGCGGTCAACCTTGCCACCTGCTCCAAGAAGCAGGCGGGCAACGGTTGATGCCTCGTTTAAACGCTCATCACTTAGGATTGGAGATACGATTTCTGCGCCTTGGACTGAGCCGTCATAAACCGATGTCCATTTTTCGTTGACCTCGTGTTGGCGGTTAGGCTCCACGCACTCAATGCCTCCACGATTTAGCGCTGCAGATGCAGCATTGGTTGAAATACCAGCGACCTCAAATTCCAGTCCGTAGGTAGTCATTAGTTAGCCTCCACAAGTGCGATTGAGCAAACTGGGCAGATTGGAGCGCCAAGATTGACCAGTGTGGAGCGAGAGATTCTTGCGATGTAGTTGTCGTTTAAACACGCAACCTTTAGGAGCCGAGTTGTCTGCTTTGGTGCTGCAGCGATTTCCAGTGCAGCGTGAGGATATGAGCCAAGGCGCTCAAGGATTGCCAACGACCAAGCAGGCAAGGTGTCTAGTGGCTTTGCAACGCTTGGCGCTGCTGAGCGCCAGTTGCCACTTTGAGCCAGTTGGAGCAATGGAATTATTGACTTTGCAACCTCGGTTGCTTGGTCAACGGTTGGAGATACGAAAATCTCGGCGGTAAAATCTTGAGATGCAGTTGGAGGCACTACTGCAGCAAGTGCAGCCTTGCGACCAGTCTTTGGAGGGAAGCCACAAGAAAGGCGAATTGCAGCCTCCTCGTTACCTCCTCCGCTGATTTGACGAGCGATTGGAGATTGAGCAGCACTTGCAAACGCTGCCAACCATTGTTCACGATTTCTCATGGTGTCCTGCTTTCCAGTCAGTTTAAACAGTGAGAAAGTTTCCCACTGGGATAATTAAACGCAGGTTTTATTTTGAAAGTCAACAACCCTCTAAAACCCTTATTTTATACTGGTTTTAGGGCATGTTGGCGATGGTGATGTTGATGGAATTGGCTCCAGTTGCTCAAGCGGTGGCAAGCGGTAATCCATAAGTTACTGGTGAGTAGCGCTCTAAAACCCTTATAAATCAATACTTTTAGCGATGTTGCATTATTGAAATGTCGTAAAGTGATATTAAAATAAGGACTTTAGCGATGTTACCAGTGAGTAACTTATCGGGGCTGTATGGATTGTCTTACATATTGAGATGCCATTGCGATGCCTGCGGTTAGCAGTCGGCAGTCGTGAGTGCTAAGTCGGGGCGATGCGCTGCGGTTTAAACAAGCGCTGCGATTACTAGGTCGGGGCAGATATGACACCGAGCAGCGAGTCAGCGCCAAGCCAGCGCATAGTCCTTGCCTGCCCTAGTGCTGCCAGCCAGTGCAGCCAGTGCAAAGCGTTTAAACTGCAGCAAAAAAGCCTGCAATGTTTGACCCCAGGTTTTTAAATATCTGTGTGTCTGTGTGTCTGTGTATCTACACACATAACTTTGATAGCCCTGGGGTACAAACATAGGCTCTGACCTGCGGTTATACCTGAATAGGTATACCGCTGCAAAAATACTTTGCAAATAAATGTCCAATAAGTGTCCGTTGGACACCTAATAGTATATGTAGGGCAAAACAATATGTGCCCTACGACAAAAGCATTTAGGATGCCTTAGGCATCCCCCTAGTAATTGCCCTAACCTACGGCTTCCGCCTTGGGGCTACAGCCTACGGTTAGGAAAGGATTAAGCGCAATGCTCCTATAAGGTCGCATTGCTACTACGCCTATGGAAAGAAAAAGAGTTACTGCTGCATCCCATAAGTCGGATGCCATAAAGAAGCAGATTATAGATTTTCTCATGCAAGGCTACTCGGTCCAACGAGCAATGGATGCCGTTGGGAGAAGTGTCAAGACTTACGAGTATTATCGTAAGACAGACCCTGAGTTTGCTGCAGGTATAGACAAACTGCGAGCATTGACCGCTAGAGGTGAGATAGGCGGTCCGACCCAAGAGGTACCACCTTTTGATGATTTCTCTTTAAAATATCTTGGGGTACAAGTATTTGAACATCAACGCCATTGGATTGATTTATTAGAGTCCAGAGTGCCTACGGATGTTCACCCTTCAATCATTTACGAGCCAGGCGATAAAGACCTGCTCATTGTAAACACTCCCCCCGAACATGCTAAGTCTACGACTATCACAGTCAACTATGCTGTTTACCGAATTTGCCAAAACCCTAACATCCGAATCATGGTTGTTTCTAAAACCCAGGCTATGGCGCAAAAGTTCCTGCTCTCCATCAAGAACAGACTCACCCATCCTCGTTATCAGGACTTACACCTCGCCTTTGGACCTCCAGGCGGATTTGAAAAGAACTCTGATTCGTGGAAGCAGGACTTAATTTACTTATCATCAGAATCTCGTGACTCTGGTGAAAAGGACCCAACGGTTCAAGCCATTGGTATTCGTGGACATATCTACGGTGCTCGTGCTGACTTAATCATCATGGATGACTGTGTTGACCATACCAACGCCCATGAGTACGAAAAACAAATTGACTGGATTCAATCAGAAGTTATGTCCCGTATAGATAACGATGGCGGAAAATTACTGGTAGTGGGCACAAGATTACGCCCCAAGGATTTATATTCCGAACTCCGTGACCCCATGCGTTATCCCGATGAAACTTCTCCTTGGACTTACTTTGCTCAGCCTGCAGTATTGGAGTTTACCGATGACCCTACTGATTGGGTTACTCTTTGGGCAAAGACGAATATGCCCCCAGTGTCTGGTAATGGTACTGCAGATTCTGAGGGACTCTACGACAAGTGGACAGGCACGGCGCTCAATCGTAAACGAAGTCGCATGTCACCCAACTTGTGGGCGATGGTTTATCAACAACAACAGGTACATGAAGATAGCGCTTTCCCGCAGGATTCAGTTAAAGGTGTTATTAACGGTGCTCGTAACATTGGCATCATCCCGAAGAATAAGGCAGGCAACAGACTTGCTGGGATGGATGGGCTTGTTGTGGTTGCTGGGCTTGACCCCGCCATGGCTGGGCATACCGCTGCTGTTTGTATTGGTGTGGATGTTTCTACTCAAAAGAGATATGTGTTGGATGTGTCTAACAAACAAGGCATGAAGCCTGATGAGATAAGAGAATTGATTAAAGACTGGACAGATAAATATTCAATTTCTGAGTGGCGTGTTGAAAAAAATGCATTTCAAGCGATGTTAACTCAGGACCGTGAGGTACGAGAATACCTACAAGCAAGGGGTGCGATACTTAAGGAACACCATACTGGAAACAATAAATGGGATACTGACTTTGGTGTCGCATCCCTTACAACATTGTTTCATGGTTGGGAAGAAGGCTTAAACCTTATTGAGTTTCCATCTACCCACATGTCAGAAGGATTAAAGGCTCTTATTGAGCAATTAGTTACTTGGTATCCAGAAGCACCACGAAGTCAAAAGACAGACTGCGTTATGGCGCTTTGGTTTACCGAACTAGCCGTAAGAGATAGAGTTTCAACTGCAAGCAACTTTGCTCGCAATCATAGTTACACAAATATGTTTCAAACTAGATATGACAAAAGCCAGCAAGTCACCGTTAACTTGAGTGATTACGCATACAACTAAGATAGGAGGTGAACATGGCACTTACCGTTGAAGAAATTAAGAACTATTATGACCGCTATCGCCGTATGTACGATGACCGTGACCAGCGCATGAATCAAGTTCTCCAAGTTCGTCAAGGCAAGATGCGAGATGTTTACCCAGACCTTTTCCCCGATGGTCCTTTTGAGAATCCTATCGTGGCAAATATGGTAGATATTGCTGCCCGTGATATTGCAGAAGTAATTGCACCACTACCAGCCTTTGGATGTACTTCAACCTCT